ATGGTGCAAACACCTAAATACATGAAAGATGACCGCATGAGGTTTATTTAGTGTCTCAGGCATATGGTCTTTCATGTCGCGGTGGTCTAAATACAAACCTAAACTCTATTGAAATTTTAGGTCAGCCGGGATTTGCCAAAATACTAGAAAACTTTGAGGTAGATCCTGATGGTGGCTATCGTCGCATAAATGGTTTTACGGCTTATGGCGGTGCTTCTTCTGCACGGCCTAATAGCTCTAACGCTATTTTAGGCATGGCGGCATATGGTGATGGTGTTATTGTTTGTTCTGGCACTGATATATTTTTTAGCAACACTGGGACAAGCTGGTTACAAATAAACAGAGCTAGTGTTTCAGCCAGCGGCGACAATCACACAACATTTACAGGACGCTCAGTTCTTACACGCTCTACTCAAGGCCAATGCACCTTTGCTTTATCAGAAGGTGCTGACTTTGATTATGGTGAAATAGTAATTGCTGACGGAAGTAATAAACCATTTTTATTTAGAATGGAAGGCACAGGAGGTGATGTTAGTTCTAGAACATTCTTTGCATCTGAGATTACAGTCACAGGGACAAAAGGCGTAAAGTATGTAACGATCCACGACCATCACTTAATTGCCGCTGGAGTACAAGATAACTTAAACACTGTATTTTATAGTGTCTACAATGACATTGATGACTTTAGTGGTAGTGGTTCTGGTTCTGTAGCTATAACAGATCAAGTCCAAGGTATTAAAAGTTTCCGTGAAAACTTAATTGTTTTTTCTAAAAACAGTATTCAAAAGCTTATCAATATTAATGATAGTTCAAATATCCGCATAGACCCAATTACAGAAAATGTAGGATGTTTATCACATTACTCTATTCAAGAGGTAGGAGGTGATCTAGTCTTTTTGGCTCCAGACGGTATTCGTACTATTGCTGGTACAGCCCGTATTGGTGACGTTGAGTTAAGTTCTATATCTCGACAGATACAAGATATTATAAGTTCTTTAGCATCACGAGCAGGACAGTTTGTTATTACAAGTGCTGTAATACGCTCCAAGTCACAGTATCGTTTATTTTATTCTACAACCTCTCAAGAGCCGGGACAAGCCAAAGGCGTTATTGGAACATTTACAGGACAGGGTTTTGAGTGGTCCGAAACTTTAGGCATACAAGCACTAGGTATTACATCAGACTTTAACAAAAATGTAGTTGAAGTTGCTTTTCATGGTGACAAAGATGGATATGTTTATAACCACGATACAGGCGACTCATTTATACATAGTGGTAGTGAAGCTAATATCTTAGCGACTTATGAAACACCTGACATTGATTGTGGAGATATAGGCACAAGAAAAACTTTAAAATATATTCGCACATCATTTTCACCGGAAGGAACATTACAGCCAGTTTTAAGGTTGCGGTATGATTACAAAGATTTAAACATACCACAGCCTTCAGACATAACACTATCAACCATACCCCTTTTAGGAATATTTGGGGATGCGGTTTTTGGTGTGGCTACATTTGGGGCAGGCTCAGATCCCATGTTCCGACAAACAGTTACTGGTAGTGGCAATACATTTAGTATACGCCTACGATCAAACGACACAAGAAGCCCGTATGGTGTAAATGGTTTTTACATAGATTATATGCCATCAGGTAGGAGATAATAATGGCCCAAAGTTATACACGACAAAGTACATTTGCAGATGGCGATACAATTACTGCCGCGTTATTTAACGATGAATATAATCAGTTACTCAATGCTTTTGCATACTCTAGTTCATCTGCATCTTCCACAGGCCACAGACATGATGGTTCTGCTGGACAAGGCGGTAACATTCCTACTATTGGTGATTTAGATTTTTTAAACAAAATTACAATAGACGGCTCAAACAACCGCATAGGTTTTTTTGTAGAAGTCTCTAGTAGTGCAGTAGAGCAGATTCGTGTTCAAGACGGTGCAGTAGTTCCCGTAACAGATGATGATATTGATTTAGGAACAAGCTCACTTGAGTTTAAAGATTTATACATAGACGGCACAGCGCACGTAGACGCGATTAACTTTAATGGCACTGCAATTACTGCAACCGCCGCTGAACTAAACATTTTAGATGGTGTAACAGCTACAGCATCTGAATTAAATATTCTTGATGGCGTTACATCTACAACGGCTGAATTAAACATACTAGACGGTGTTACATCAACAGCGGCAGAGTTAAACATTTTAGATGGTGTAACTTCTACGGCGGCAGAGCTTAACATACTTGATGGTGTTACCTCTACTACTGCTGAACTTAATATTCTTGATGGTGTTACATCTACTGCCGCAGAGTTAAATATTTTAGATGGCGTAACATCTACGGCAACTGAACTAAACTTATTAGATGGTTCTACTGCTGGAACAGTTGTTAATTCTAAAGCTGTTATCTATGGCTCTTCAGGCGAGGTCAAAGGCACTAGTTTTCAAACGGCGACAAACACATCTGGCAATTTGCTGGTTGCTAACGGTTCTGCATTTGCATCAACAGCCGTAGGAGATCTTTCAGAAATATCAACAGTCGCAAATGATGATGTTTTATTAGCTGTAGACACCTCTGGTGGTGGTCTAAAAAAGATAGCTAGAAGCACGTTGGTTGCAGGACTAGCAACATCAGGAGCCATATCAAACGTAGTAGAAGACACAACGCCACAGCTAGGCGGTGATCTTGACATGAATGGTCAAGACATTGTTACTACATCTAATGCAGATTTAGAACTGGCCCCAAACGGAACAGGCCATGTAACAATAAAAGGGAATACAAATTCTGGTGCTATACAATTTAATTGTGAAAGTAATAGTCATGGTCAGATTGTAAAAGCCCAGCCACATTCTGCTGGTGTTACTAATGAGCTTTTATTACCAGCAGGCGGTAATTCAACACTAGTATCGTTAATATCTACAGATACACTAACTAACAAAACTTTAACATCTCCAAAAATAAACGAAGATGTAGCAGTTACTGCAACCGCTACTGAGCTTAATCTTCTTGATGGAGTTACAAGCACTACAGCAGAACTTAACATCCTTGATGGCGTAACATCTACTGCAACTGAATTAAATTTGGTAGATGGCTCTAGTGCAGGAACGATTGTAAATAGCAAGGCTGTTGTGTATGGATCATCTGGAGAAGTCAATGCAACCACTCTACAGATTGCTGGGACTTCTATTACGTCTACTGCGGCTGAACTAAATATTCTAGATGGTGTTACAGCTACAGCCACAGAACTTAACATCTTAGATGGCGTAACCAGCACTACCGCAGAGTTAAACATTCTTGACGGAGTAACAAGCACTGCCGCAGAGCTAAACATCCTTGATGGCGTTACATCGACTGCTACAGAGTTAAACATTCTGGACGGCGTTACAGCTACGACAGCAGAGCTTAATTACTTAGATATAACAACTCTTGGATTAACAGAGGCGTCTAAAGCTGTTACAGCAGACGCTAATGGCGTAGTTAGTTTTGATAATGGAACAATAGATGAGCACACAACCATTACGTCTAGCTCTAATGCGGCTACTATAAACTTGCGTGATGGTAATGTGTTTGAGCATGATCTAACAGAAAATGTTACATATACATTTAGCAATCCAGCCGCAAACGGAAGAGCATCAATATTTGTTTTAAAAATTATTCAAGACTCTACAGCCAGAACAATTACATGGCCCGGAAGCGTTGATTGGGCGGCGGCAACCGCACCAACAATTACAACTACAAATAATGGAGTAGATGTGTTTGTATTTTTAACAATGGACGGCGGCACAACTTATTATGGATTTACTGCTGGGCAGGCGATGGGTTAATGAGTAACGGAGCTTTAAAACTACTTGCAGGCGCTGGTGCTAAAGAAGACCCAGTATACGTAGACGATCTGTTTTCCACGACCTTATACACAGGCGTTAGTCAGTCATCAGGACATATAGATATTAACACGGGCGTCGACTGCAATACTGATGGCGGTATGGTTTGGGTAAAACAAAG